GAACCAACAAATCGCGGCATGGGTTAAGGACGGCGCAAAAGGCAAGTTCTTTTCAATTAAATTATCCGATCCATACGTTAAGCCGGAAACGGCACAAGTCGCCGAAACAAGCGACGATTTGCCATTTTAATCGACCAAATGACAAACAAAACGAAAAGCGGTTTCAGATATGAGGCCGTTTTTTTTATGTTAATGTTTTGTAAATTAAAAATATATTTTTAGTTTTACACTATTAATTTTAAAAATGAAAACAATGAATATGGAAACAATGTATTTTTTGTATTTGCGGATTGATGCAATGCAAAAGAAAATCGAAAAATTAGAAATGACTATTTCAGAATTAAACGGCCAGTTTTTGGTTGACCGTAATGTTGACGCGAAAAAATTATTACAATGAGAGTACAATTTGATTCAAACGAAAAATATCATTCATCGCCTGGAATCAGCGCGTCGGGTTTAAAAGCAATACATAAAAAATCGGTATATCATTTTTTAAATCAAAAGCCGTTTGAATCGTCAGCGATGGCGTTAGGTACTGCGGTTCATTGCGCAATGTTAGAACCGGAAATGTATTACAAAGATTTTCACGTTATGCCGAAAATTGACCGCCGAACAAAAGCGGGAAAAGAACAATTCGCCATTGAACAAAAAAAGGCCGAAGGTAAAAAATTAGTTTCTTTTGATGATCATCAAAAAATTACTAAAATATTGGACAACTTTCGCAATCACGATTTGGCGCAACAATATTGCAAAGGTGAAATCGAATTGTCACACTATTCAAAACACGAAGGTTTGGACGTGCGCGTTCGTCCCGATTGTTTGAACCGCGTTGAAAACTTTATTTCAGACGTTAAAACGTGCCAAGACAACGCACCAATGGCGTTTCGTCGTGACGTATACAAATACGGATATCATTTACAAGCGGCTTTTTATATGGATATGTGCGGCGTTGATTCTTTTAAATTTATAGCGGTTGAAACCAATTACCCGTTTTCGGTTGAGGTGTACACGTTAAGCGATGAAATGATTGAACAAGGTCGCAAAGCGTGGAAACGTGCGTTTGCCGATTGGAAAATATATTGTGATACCGGAATTGTTTCCGGTTATATTTGGAACGATTTTCACGATGACGGAAGTTTAATATTATAAAATAAAAAAAAATGAAATTAGAATATTTAGTAAAAAAAGTAAATAAACATTTTGAATGTGATATAAAAACAAACACCCGCGAACGTGATATTGTCATGGCGCGCGGTGCATACTTTTGGCTCGCAAAACACGTCAGCAAAAAATCAGTTAAAAAAATCGGTGAAGCCGTCGGACGCGATCATGCTTCGGTTGTTTATGGTTTAAGAAATTTCAATGATTGGTTGAGATTTGACGAATTTTTTAAGTCAGAGTTTGAAAGTTTAAAAATTCAAATTTTGTCAGATTTTAAAGCGGAAAAATTAACGCCGGAATCAATGTTGTACAAATACAATAATTTAGTTATTGAAAACGACATTTTAAGAAACGAAATAAAAAAATTAAAAAGGATATAAAATGCAAATAAAAATCAAAATTAAAGAGGTTAGAAAAGACCATTTCGAGTTGTCATTTAAAACGTATAAACACGAATTAAGTGGAACGTTTGAAAAGGCAGAACTGCGAAACATTATTGAAACACTAGACAACGCAATAATATAATGGCGAACCCTTACGAAAAATATTTGGGCGGTGAAGATAAATTGCAACGGGCAATTATGAATTATTTAATAATGCAATACCCGGACGCGATATTTACACACCCAATGAATGAGGGTAAACGAAGCAAGTTCGAACAGTACAAAATGAAGTATTTAGGCGCAAAGCCTGGAATTCCCGATTTATTGATTTTTACACCAAACAACGTTTTTAGCGGTTTAGCGGTCGAATTAAAATATAAATATAACAAACCTACGGACAACCAAAAAAAGTGGCTTAAATGGCTTAAAAATTGCAATTGGGCCGTATATTGGACCAATGATTTCGACGATTGCGTTAATATCATTGACAAATACTTTAAAAATGAATTAATCAACCAACCAAAAAAATGAAATATCACACAATTTATTTTGACGCGGAAAACCAAAAAATCCGTTTCACACAATCAGCGCCGGAAAATTTAGCGGTTACTTATGACTATGTAGGTAAATCGACGCGTGTTGAATTCGACTTATTAATTGAATTACTATGGTACAAATACGAGGACGGCGAAATTCCTTTGGATCAGTTAAAAAAGATATTCGACGAACTGCGTTCCTTTTGTGACGACATAAAATATAATTTGATTTTATAAAAATAAATTTTTACTTTTGACAGAATGGAAAACAAAAACTACTATGCAATTATACCGGCGCCCGTGCGCTATTGTAAAGATTTAAAAGCAAACGAAAAATTAATGTACGGCGAATTGACCGCATTGTCAAACGACAAAGGGTTTTGTTTCGCGTCCAATGAATATTTTTCAAATCTTTATGACGTTTCAAAAACGAGCATTTCAAAGTGGATTTCTAATTTAGAAAAGAACGGTTTTATAAAAATCAAAATGATTTATGAACGTGGAACAAAGCAAATAAAACAACGTCAAATTTACATTGCACCCCTATTGAAGAAAACTTCAATACCTATTGAAGAAAACTTCAATACCCCTATTGAAGAAAAGTTAAAGGATATATATATACTAACTAATAATAATAATATAAATAATAATAATAGTACAAAATCGAAAAAGCGCCAATATTCAGAAAAAACAACAAAGGCGTTTTCGCATTTTGCAGGATTATTTCCTTTAAAATATAGACCTAAAACAGAGGCACAAAAAAACAAATGGTTGGATTGTTTAGATAAAATCGAACGTTTGGACGGCTACAATTTACGCGAGGTTTACAATGTTTCAAAAGAATTAAGAAATGACGAATTTTGGCAAAACAATTTTTTATCAATTCTTAAATTAAGAAACACCGACAAAAACGGTATAAAATACATTGACCGTTTTATGGTTCAGCACAAGGCAAAACAAAAACCCGTTGGGTTTACTAAAATTAAAAACCTTATTGAATTTTTTGTATATCGAAATCCGGCAAACGGTCAAAAAGAAATTGGCGCCAAAACAAAAAAAGGTGATATTCATGAATTCCAAATTCGTGGTTTGATGATGACAAACGAGTTCCAGGAATTAAAAAATTATATTATAAATGAAAACAATTAATTCATTAAGCGGTGGCAAAACGTCATCATATATCGCGGCAAATTATAAAGCCGATTATAATGTTTTCGCATTAGTTACAACAAGTGATAAAAATTGTTTGTTTCCGGATAAAAAATTGCGTCAAATTGTTAGCGATAAAATAGGGCGCGAATTTATCGGAACATTAGAAGAAGACGCGATAATTTACACAATGTTAGATTTGGAACAATATATCGGTTCAAAAATTGATTGGGTTGTTGGAAAAACTTTTGACGAAATAACAAACAGAAACGGAAAAAAATATTTGCCAAACGTAACGCAAAGATTTTGCACAACCGAAATGAAATTGCAACCAATTTTTGATTGGTGGAGAAATGAAATAAATGAAGTTATTGAAATGCGAATTGGATTCCGCGCCAACGAACAAAGGCGCGCTAAAACAATGTTAGAAAAAACAAATAAAAACGGATTTTCAGAATTTAAAACAATAGTTGGCAAAACTAAAAATGGAAATCAAAATCGTTGGCAATTAGTAGAATGGCAAAAACCGGAGTTTCCTTTAATAAAAGATAATATTTACAAAGACCAAATAAATAAATATTGGCAAAATAAAAACGTTCGTTTTGCTTATATGAACAATTGTGTTGGTTGTTTTCATCGAACGCCGGTTTTGTTAAAATATATGAGTGAAAAACACGAAAACAAATTTGATTGGTTTATGAATACAGAAAAAAAAGGTGGTTACGGAAAACGAACATTTAAAATTGGAATGAAATATATTAATATAAAAAATAGCTTTAAGCAAACAGAATTGTTTGAGAGTGATTTCAACGAATGCGATTCCGGATATTGTGGTTTATAAAAAATACAACATACCAAAGGAATTAAAAAATGACGTTTGGGCGTTTGTCAATGAAAATGATATTGGACAACGTTTTGAATTTAACGGAACCAAAGAACAACAATTCATTGGATTGGTTGGCGAAATAATGGTTAAACGTTTGTTTGGTTTTGATCACGAATTTAAAAAAGGGTTTGACGGTGGTTTTGATTTTCAGTACAAAGGATTTAAAATTGACGTTAAGACAATGGGCCGAAAAGTTGACGTTAAAGACTATTTTGTAAATAATTTTGTTGAACACCAAATAAAATATGATTGTGATATTTATATTTTTTGTTCATTAAACAAAGTTAAAAATGAATTAACGATTTGCGGGTTTATAACTAAAAAAGAATTATTAAATGTTGGAACATTAGTCAAAAAAGGTTCAACAAGATATAGAAAAGACGGTTCGACATTTAAGTCAAGAACTGCAATGTTTGAAATAAAAAATACAGATTTAAAAAATATTGAAAAATTATTTTACTATATACCTAAATATTAAAATAAATTTTTAATTTAGCGTAAACAATAGAGTTCGAGAATAGGACCGTTAAGCTACTTAACGGGACATAAAACAAAAACATAATGAAAACATTTCACGATTTTAATATTGACGTCGGCAATAAGTCAACCGGCAAAATCAAAACACAATGTCCACAATGCAGCACAACGCGAAAAAACAAACGTGACAAATGTTTGTCCGTTGATATTGACAAAGGTTTATTCAATTGTCACAATTGCGGTTGGGCCGGGACAACAAAATTTGAAAAGAAAAAAGAATACATTCGGCCACAAAAAATAAAAGTTAATTTAACGGACCGCGTTGTAAAATGGTTTGCGAATAGAGGCATAACAGAACCAACACTTCAACATTGGAAAATTGGCGAATCATTGGAATATTTTCCACAAGTAAACGCCAAACGCCGCGCAATTAATTTTAATTATTACCGCGAAAACAATTTGGTTAATGTCAAATATCGTGACGGCCAAAAGAATTTTAAAATGGTTTCCGGCGCTGAATTAATATTTTACGGTTTAGACAATATTAAAACAATGGAAAAAATATACATTGTTGAAGGTGAAATCGATGCATTGTCACTTCATGAAGCGGGCATCTATTCAGTTTGTAGCGTTCCAAATGGCGCATCAAAAGGAAATCAACGATTGGAATATTTAGACAATTGTTTCGAATACTTCAAAGATAAAACGGAAATAATACTTTGCACCGACAACGACAATCCGGGAATCGAACTTCGCAATGAATTGTCACGACGGTTTGGTGCATATCGTTGTAAATACGTTGATTTTGGCGACTTTAAGGACGCTAACGAGATATTGACAACAAAAGGTGCCGAAGCGCTGCGAAACGTTATAAAAACGGCTAAAAACTTTCCATTAGAAGGTGTACTGAATATTGAGAATATTTGGGATAATGTTTTAAACTATAATGAAAACGGCGTCAAAAACTATTCAATAGGTTTACCAAACGCCGACACATATTTTAAAATGGAGTTGGGACAATGGTCCGTTGTGACCGGAATACCTAATTCGGGAAAATCCGACGTAATGGACCAAATTTGCTGCAATTTAGCGACCCGTTACGATATGCGATGCGCTATGTTTGCGCCGGAATCATTTCCATACGAAGGCCACATCAAAAGAATTGCCAATAAATTAAACGAGGTTAATTGTAATAACGAACAATTAAACCAAACAAAAGATTTTATTCAAGACCATTTTTTTTGGGTCAAAATAGATTTGGAAAACCTAACGTTAAAAGGCATTTTAAACGCGTTTAAAGAATTAGTATTTCAAAAAGGAATAAATGTTTGCGTGATTGACCCCTGGAATATGCTCGACCATTCAGCGCAAAAGGACCATTCCTATATTGGGCGCGCATTGTCAGAAATTACGCAATTTTGTCAACAGACAAACACACATTTGTTTTTAGTAGCGCACCCGCGCAAAATAGAATCTGAAAACGGGAAATATAAAAAACCAACACTTTATGACATTAGCGGTTCCGCAGACTTTTTTAATAAAGCATATAACGGTTTGATTGTATATCGTTGCATTGGCGAACGTACAAAGTTTAAATCGGACGTTGTTAAAATATATGTTGAAAAGGTCAAACGAAAAGAAAACGGACAATTAGGCGAATTCGATATCGCGCCGGATTTTACTAATGGCGGTATCTACAAGGACATTGACCTGGAAACAAAAAAATTTGAAGTTATAACAGACGATTTACCTTTTTAATTATGGCGAAAATACTTAATCCAACAGACCAACACCGGACCGCCGTACAATGGTGTTTAAAAAACGAAA